TGAAGAAAGAGCTTTCGCAATTTTAAACGCTTCGAACGGTTTAAAAGCGTACGCCGTTGAAAAGTTCGGAACCGAAATTTTTTCAGAATGAAAGAAACGATTCAATTTTTAGAAACTTTTTCTTTTAAGTTGTCGGAAAGAATATTGAGTTCCGAAACAACTTCCGAAGCTATGGAATCAAATATGAAATTTCACAAAATTTCGTTCGCTTTGGAAGTATTAAAAGAAGAACTTGAAGCCGAAATTCAGCTTCAAAAACTATGCGAAACAATCGAAAAAAGTTCTTCCGGGAATTGCGATTGCCTTTTCGAACCGAAGCCGTATTTCGAAGACCTAATCACAAAAGAAAAAAGGTGCAATTATTGTTTAAAAAAGATTTAAAAATTAACATTATGAAGAAAATTATTTATAAAGGCTTTATTAAACAAAGCGAAATTCCAACTGTTTACGACGTGAAAAATTATTCAAGCAACGGCTTTTATTTATTTCAACCTTTCGAAAGTGTAAGCGAAGAAATAGAAGTTATTGTTGTTTTAGATAGTTTTGTTTGGAATTTGGGCGGACAAAAAGATTTCGAAAAAATAATTCGCGGATTCTTAGACGACCAAAAAGAACAAATCGAACCAATTAGACCGGGTTTATTTTTCGAACCAATACCCGACCAAAAAGAAGAAAACAAGCTTTCCGAAGACTTCGCTTTAAAACTTCTTTCGATTGCCTTAAACAAAGAAAAATTCAAAGACATTAATATTTAACAAAATGAACATATCAATTTTAATATTAAAGGGATTCCTTGAGCAAAAAAAAGCCTCTTTAAAATTTCATTCCAAAAAATTAATCGGATTCAAACTTGACGAAAGCCGGGCGAAACAATTTGTCGTCGAAACCTTAAACGCTGAAATAAAAGATTTGAAAAAAGCAATTCAAATTCTCGAAGCAAATCAAAAACCGATTGAAAAAGAAGAAACAATCGGAAGTTTAAAACATTTTAATTAAATTTACACTATGAAAAAAATAATAAAAGCAAGAATTAAAGATCTTCAAATTCAAATAAATACTTTTGATTGTCAACAAGGAGAAAATTTAACTCGACGCGCAAAAATTAATTTGCTTGAATCAATTCTTGAAGAAAAGAAAAAACATAAAAAAAAAGAACCTTTAAATTTTTGCAATAGAAAAGCGCGAATAACCGAATTTATTCAAGAAACTTTTCCGGGTTTTAACGGTTTTACAAATACAATGACTTTCGTTTTCGATTCGAGAAATTTAATCGAACCGGAATTGCAAAAAGAACTTCAAGAAGCCAAAGATTTAAAAGAAATAATTCAAGCAATTAAAAAATTCGAACTATGAAAAAAATAAATTATAAAAATCTATTATTCCCGGTTTACTTAATCGCGCGAATTTTAAAAACGCCTTTGTTTTGGATTCCAATATCAAATTTTAATCGTTGGAAGCGCGAAAAATACCTTGAAAAAGATTTGATTATCCTTTCAATTTTTGCGGTCGGTTTCCTTATTTGGTTTTTTCTTTCCGGTTGGCTTTTTGGAATTTCGGGCTTCTTGTTCTTGATCCTTGTTTTTTGCTTGCTTAATTTTAAAAACTGAAGAAATGGAAAAAACGGCAATTCAAAAATCTATTGATAAAATAAGACAAAGAATAAAAAATAGACTTGATAAAGAAGAAGCGACCGAAAATGAAAGTTATAAGTTTATGCACGGAAAAGTAGCGATTGAACTTGAACAAGTTTTTCAAGAACTTAGACAACTTTTAGAAACGGAAAGAAAACAAATGATCGAATTCGGAGACGTAGCGCAAAGGACCAATTTTTATTGTAAATTTCAATCAATGGAAGAAGCGTTTGAAAGTAAATACAAAAACTGAAGAAATGAAAGCACCAATTAAAAAACAAGGTCCAAAGCCTAAAGTGAAGGAACCAATAAAAAAAGCGCTCTCAAAAGCGAAAGCTCCGGCGAAAAGGGGCGCGCCTTCGAAAATGAATGAAGAAATATTTGAAAAAATAATCAATCGTTTGTCTTTCAGTGAATTAGGTCTCCGGAAGTGTTGCGAAGAAGCCGGAATCGTACCGAATACGTTTTATAAATACTTCGACGGAAAGCCGGATTTGTTGATACGTTACGCGCGCGCGCGTGAATTACAAAGCGAATATCTTTTCGATCTTCAAAGAGAAGTCGCATTCGAAAGAAGTCAAGATCATACGCCGTTCACCGGATCAAATGTTATTCAGCGCGACAAGTTAATTGTTGACGTAATAAAATGGCAAGCTTCAAAATTAAATCCAAAAAAATACGGAGATAAAATTGAAGTAGACCAAAAAACGGAACATTCCGGAACCGTTCAACAAATTGTCGGAATGCGAATAATTAACGAACCAAAAATTGAAAAGAAATGAAAAAAGATGAATTAAGAAAAAAAGTTTTATCTATTAATGAAAATGACTTGTATTTTGCCGATTATAGTATAAACAATAAAGGTGAAAAAGAAAACAAAAGTTGTGTTTTAAAAGGTGGAGATTTAACAGAAAAGCAAATAATAAATTGCGAAAAAATTGAAAAGAAATGAAAAAAATATTAATTATTTCCGCGCTTCTTTGCGCTTGCTTTATTGGATTGCATTTCTATTTAAGAGCAAAACGAATCGAAGCAATTAAAAACGAACAAACAAGGCTTGAAATTGAATATAGAAACGAAATGTTTAAAATAAAAAACGGCTTTAATTAATGGACGGAATCGAAATCGAATTCAATGTTAACGGAAACGACAAGCAATTACTTTGCGCGGAATATTGGCTCGACAATACAATTTCAGAAATCGTTTTCGGCGGTTCTAAAGGTTCGGGAAAATCTTTTATTGGTTGTTCTTTGATTTGTGGAGACGATTTAATTTATCACGGAACATTTTATTTTATCGCTAGAAAGAAATTGAACGATCTTCGAAAGTTTACGATCCCTTCAATACGCGAAGTTTTGGCTTTGTGGAATATTCACGACGAATATTTCAATTATAACGGACAAGACAACGTTTTTGAGTTTAAGAACGGAAGCAAAATCTTTTTATTAGACGCAAAATATTTACCTTCGGATCCGACCTTTGCGCGATTTGGTTCTATGCAAATGACACGCGGTTGGATTGAAGAAGCCGGAGAATTTGAAGTCGAAGCGAAAAACAATTTGTCCGCTTCCGTTGGTCGTTGGCAAAATGATAAATATAATATAAACGGAAAAGTTCTTCAAACTTGCAATCCGGCGAAAAATTATCTTTACAAAGAATATTATCAAAAAAACAAACAAGGAACGCTCGAACACTACAAAAGATTTATTCAAGCTTTGCCGACTGACAATAAAATGATTGATTCGGGGTACTTGGAACACTTAAACAATATTTTGTCACCAAATGAAAAGCAACGTCTCCTTCTTGGGAATTGGGAATTTGACGACGATCCTACTATTTTATGCGAATACGAAAATATAATTTCAATTTTCGAAAACGATCATATTTTAAAAGCTGAAAAATATTTAACCGGAGACGTCGCGCGTCTTGGATCTGACAAAGCCGTTTTATTGGTTTGGGAAGGTTGGCGAATTATCGAATGTTATTCTTTCGCCAAATCGAAAATAAATGATTTAGCGACTTTTATTCAGTCTTTGCGATTTAAACACGGTATTTCGAAAAAAAATTGTATTGTCGATGAAGATGGCGTCGGCGGTGGTTTGTGCGATATTTCCGGCGTTCTCGGATTCGTTAACGGTTCGAGGGCTTTAAACGAAGAAAACTATTTTAATTTGCAAAGCCAATGTTGTTTTGGGCTTGCTGAAAAGATAAACAGAAACGAAATTTATTTTGGAGCTGAAATTTCAGAAAAGGACCGCGAAGACATAATTGAAGAACTCGAACAAGGTTTAAAAAGTTGGAACGCTGAAAACGACGGCAAATTAAGAATAATTCCAAAAGCTGAAATAAAGCAATTAATCGGACGTTCGCCTGATTTTAGAGATGTTTTAATGATGAGAAAATACTTTGATTTAAAACCTTCAATGAAAGCGCCGAAGCGGTCGCGTTTGGTTTAATGAAATTATTTTACTTTATTTTTAAAAAAAGTATTGTTTATTTAAAATAAGTTTTTATATTTGTCGAACAAACAAACAAACAAATATTTGAAGATATGAAGTTTAAAATTGAAAATGTAAATCCGGAGAATAAATATTTAGGTTCTTATAAAAGAATTTTCGACATTTTAAATAAAGATAGAATTTTTTCGGAAGTTTACGAAACCGAAGAAAGCAAAGGCTTTTTAAATGGGGTTTATTATTTGGAAATTTCAGAAAATCCCGACTTCAATATTTTAGAACAAATATTGAAAATAAAAAATGTTAAATTAGCTTAATTAAAAACCAAATACAAAACAATATGAAAAATCTATTTAAAAAATTCAGAAAGCAAGCGCCGAAAGTTCAAGCGCCAAAAGAAAACGTTTTAATTCAATTAAACGAACGCGAAGAAAGGCTTCCAAAATATTGGGGCAATTTCGACCGGTCTTTATTCCTTCGTTACAAACAAGCGCAAATTTCTTGATTATGAAAGCACCGTTTGAAAATGAAGACTTGAAATTCGCAAACGCTTTGCCGAATGGAGAATTCACAAAAAAACTTTTGAAGTCGAAAGGAATTGAAAGCAAACCAATAGAGCGCCGTTTGATTCGCCTTGATTCACGAACGCAAATTGAAGCGCCGAAGGATCTTCAGCCGGAAGACGAAGCCGAATTTATAAGAAGAAAGAAAATTGAATTTAATATTAAATAAATGAAATACAAGTATAAAGAAATTGGATTCGGACCTCAAGAAGCAAAAGAAAACGGACCAAAACGCGTTTTGTTTGGTGTTTTGTTTTTTATTATAATATTTATAGCGGTTCACATAATAGTATTATAAATATTTTGAATTATGAAAAAGAAATATTTACCAAAACCGGCTTTTATTCACGTCGATAAAAACGGAAATTATACAAAATTAGAATCTTTAAAACAATTAAAAATGGAAAAAGAAAAAACAGAACCGGAAAAGCTTTTTGAAATGGTTTCGGGGCGTCCGTACACTTTAAGAAGGAAAAGAATTTATAAAGGAAAATTCGCGCCGGTCGGATCCGTATTTCTTGAAGTTTCAGTAATTGAAGGAAAGAGAAAAATAAGTTCTGTTTTTCATATCAAAGGCGGACAAGGTGCGGAAATGGAGTTCGCAATCGTTGAAAAAATGTTTGAAAATATTTTAAACAAGGCGTCCGAATGACTTTCTTTGAATTAATCGAAGCGCTCCGGAAATACGGAAGAATTCGACTTGATCTTCCGGACCGCATTATTACGGATTTAACAAAATTTCTTGATTCTTACGAAGGAACTTTAAAAAGAAAATTAAACGAAATAGAAATTTATAATTTTGAAAACAGAAATTCCGTAAATTTTCAGCCGAAAAGAATTCAAAATGACAACGAAGCCAAAGTCAAAAAAAATCATTTAGAGTATGTATTTAAGCACATAAACGAAGCCGAACAAATTAAAATTGAAAGCGTTGAATAATTCAGCGCTTTTTTTTATATCTTTGCTTTATGTTTATTTTAAAGATAGGTCGAAAAAAAATCAATGTTCCGTCCGCGTGGGACGACTTGAGCGCTCGCCAATTTATCGAAATAACAGAAACAAACGACGAAAAAAAGATTATAGAAATAATTTCGGGCATTCCGTTTGAACAATCGTTTTATATTTTGGAATATTTGGATTTTTTAAAGCGTCCAATTGAATTGGATTCGATCGAAGAAAGCCAATACTTGTTTTTCAAAAACGAAGCGTTTAAATGTCCGGAAATAAAGTCTTGTTCTTGGGGGCAAAAAATTTGCCTTTCAAATTTATTGAAGCAAATCGGAAAATCAAGGACCGTTCAAAATTCAGTTTGCGAAATTTTAGCAATATATTTTCAACCTATTTTCAATAAATCAAAATTCAATCCCGAAGAATTAGAAAGCTTGATCGCTGAATTTGAAAAAGAATCATTCTTTAAAATTTATTCGGTTGCTAAAAACTTTATTCGCCAATTTAACGAACTTATTGAATACGAATTAAAATTACTTTCAGAAAAGCCGTCACCGGAGCAAATAAAAGCCGGCGTTAATATGTTTAATCAATTAGGCGATTTTAATTCAATTGACGCGCTCGCAAGCGGTGACGTTTTAAAATATGAAGCTTTACTTGAAGTTGACTATTCAACAATTTTAAACAAGCTCTACAAAAATAAACTCGAAAGAATTTTTAACGCGCGGTTACGCGAGCAAATGAAATAAAATGACAATTAAAGAAATTATCGAAGATATTGTTTTAAATAAATTAAACGTTGACGGCGAAAGCTTTTCTTTCGAATACGGCGACAAAGGTTTTCAAAATTTGATGTCTGACGAAGAATTATTCCCGGCGGTTTATCTTTTAACGCCTTTAACGAGTGACGACGAAATAACTTCTTCCGGTGCGATCTTTGAAAAATATCCTATTGTTTTAATATTCATGTATAAAAGCGAAATGGATTTCACACCTCGTCAACACGAAGTATTGATCCAAAAATCAAGAATTGCAAAAAATCAATTTCTTTCCTCTTTGACAAGAGATACAAGAATAAAAAAACACGAAGTCGCGAAAACTCTTGAATTTGAAAACGAATTCGACGTTAATACGTCCGGAGTTTCATTTTCTATTTTTATCACGCCACAACAACAACAAAGCGTTTGTATTTAAGTTATGAATGAAAAGGACCGTCAATTATTGAATGAATTTTCCGAAACACTTCTTCCGGAAATTAAAGCCGTTTCAAAACGTTTCGCGCCTTCAGTTGAAAGCGAAGTCAAAGAAACCGCGTTTGGCTTTACTTTTTCAATTCTTGCTTCGGAACATATTATAACTTTAATAGAGGGACGAAAGCCGACTTCTTCAAATGCGATTCCCGGACGTCCGAACCTTCAAGAAATTCTTCTTCAATGGATAAAAGACAAAGGAATTTCACCGCGTCCAAATGAAGCCGGGATCGTCCCTTCTTTAAAAAGCCTTTCTTTCGCTATGTCAAAAAGTATGCACAAAAAAGGCGACTTGTTGTGGCAACGTGGGGGCGGAAATGATATTTTTGAAAACATAATCACACCAAAAAGAATAAACGATTTGTTTTCTAAATTGCAAGAAAACTATTTTACAACAATAGAAAGTCAAATAATTAAAAATATTTAATAATGAGTTTTGAAATAATCACAAAACCGGAAAAAACAATCGAAGGAACTTCAGTTATTTGTAATTGGTCCGCCGTTCACAACGAAATAAACTTTGTTTTTGCTCGTCGCGATATTGGAATTGATACAATAACGGACGACGGCTTAGGAAATGTTAAGGTTACTTCCGGCGGTGACTTTACGCTTTCAGATATTGAAGCCGGAGACAATGTTACACTTTTTGACGATGTTTATAAAACAAGCGCGACCGTTCTTTCAAGTTCTCCGCCGTTTGAGTTCGTCCTTGATTTGCCTTTCGTTTCGAATGCTTCCGGCTATATTATTTTAAATAAAAGAAAGAATTATTATTTAAGAACTCAAGTTCGATATTTTGACGGATTGACGGCTTTATTTGAAACAATCGGAACGGCAAGCACTCGAAACGACTTAGAAAACAATATAAAAGTAAATGTTGCACCTTTCTTAAAAAAAAAGGTAACAATGAACGACGGATTTAATTATTTAGATTTAAACGCCGGATTTAGGGATCAAAGCGGTAAATTTTCCTTAATTGTAACGGAATTTTACGACAATACAGAACAAGCGACAATTTCCGAAGCGGTCGTCGGGAATTTCTTTTATTTGAATTCAGCAAAACAAATACAACAAAAATACGGCTCTAATTTAGGCGAAAATTATTTAACTCAAGTAACGCCTTCACCAAAAGCTAAATTCCTTTCAGCTTTTAGAAAACCTACATATTTTAAAAACTTTCCTTTTGCGCTTTCTTGGGTTTTTAATAATATTTTCATTCTTGATAGTTTCAACCAATACAATGAATTTTTTGATATTAACGGAAATTCAATTGACGCAAATTTTCCGGAATTAGATTTTGCGCAACAAGGATTTTTAAACCGTTCAACAATTACGGACGCGCTCGATATGTCGAATGTTTCTTTTGTTAAATGCTCTTTGTGGTCGATCACCGGCGAATTTCCGCCGGTCCTTCAGTTAACGGAAGAAATCGAAGTTGACTTTGACAACACTTGCAAAGATTCGCCGGTTTTCCTAAATTGGTTAAATACGGACGGAAGCCGGAATTTTTGGCTTTTCGAACGTATTCAAACGAAATCGCTTGAAGTTCAATTAAACGGAAGTTTTGAGAAATACGAAGAAGATATTGAAACAAGCGAAGGCTCGCAAGTTGACACGCAAAGAGACGCAAAAAATATTTTGATTGTCGGCGGTTTGGTACCTATTGAAAAAATCGAAGGAATAAAAACTTCGCTTTATTCAATTAATGTTCTTTTATTAAAGAATCCGGAAACGTGGCAAACGGAAGGCGTAATTTGGGAAAGGGTGCGAATCGTTCCGGGAACTTTTAAACTTTACGAAACGGATCAAACAAGCGCGGAAATTCAATTTTCGATCCAATTAAACGCAATTAACAATCAAAGCCAATAGAGATGCAAGAAGATAAACTTTTCATAAATGGAAAACTTGTTGATTTAGCACCGAAAACGACTATTGCTTTAAGTTATCAAGCGAATAATTTAGGCGAATTGGAAAATCGACAAGGCACGTTTTCAAATATTTTCAAACTTCCGAAGACTTTAAATAATAGAGCTATTTTTGAAGATTTAGACAATATTAATTCCGAAACGTTAATTCCCTATAAAATAGCTTCGGCGACTTATATTCAAAACGGCGCGGAAATTGTTTCGGAAGGAAAGGCAACAATTCAAACGACGGATTCTTCGTTTAATGTTCGTGTAAATACCGGAAATACAGATTTTTTTTCATTAATAAAGCCTTTGTCTGTTGGTGACATAATCGGAACTTCAGCGAATCACGTTCAAGACTTTGAAACTATTTTTAATAGTAGGTCAAACAATGCCGGCTTTATTTATCCGCTCGTTGAATGGGAGAAAACCGGCGAAGACTTCACAAACGACGAAATTTTTGTTGAAAAATTACTTCCGTTTATTTTCTTGAACGACGTTTTCGATTTAGTTGAAATTTTAACCGGCTTTAATCATTCCGGGACATATTACGACGCGATTAGGAATGAAAATATAATTCTTTCTCCAAAAAATTACGATCGATCAAAAGAAACAATTGAAAAATATAATTCCGAAGCTCGAAATTCAGCTTCGCAAGTTGAATTTTTAGGCGTCGTAAATTCAGAACCTTTTATTAAAAACTTTGTCCCGGACCTTGATATTTTCGGATTTGGTTTTACAAATAATCTTTACACTTTTGAAGAAGGTTTAAAAGGTTATTTCACCTATAAAGGAAGTGTTAAAATGCGATCACAAAGAACGGCTCCGGGTGGCGGTTCGCGTTTGGTTGGAATAAAAGCGCAACTTGTAAACGCCAATACTTTAGTAGTTTTAGAAGAATCAACTATTTTAAACGTTTTAGTTGGTGAGGATCCGGCGGAACTTTACGAGGACCGAGAAATTTTCGTCGATTTTATCACTTCAAACTATTATTTCCCGACCGGGTTTGAAATGCTTCTTCGCTTTAATATTTCAGACGTTTACAATTCCGAATTCACACTTTACGAAGAAGGCGCTTTTAAATTTAATTTAGTGAATGAAATTTCGCTCGGTGGCGATGTTCCAATGAATGAAATTTTTCGCGAAATTAAAGTCGTTGACTTGTACAAGGATTTAATGAATTTAGATTGTATAATTTGTCAAACGGATTCTTTCACAAAACAAATTTCGTTTAATTATTTTGATGAAATTTTAAGCAACTTTCCGAAGGCGCGGAAATGGTCTTCAAAAGTTGACACGGCTTCCGGAGTTAAAACGAATTATTCTTTTGGTAGTTACGCGCAAATAAATAATTTGATTTTTACCAATAGCGAAGACGTTCAAAGTGGATTCGGAAGCAAAAGCTTTTTAATAGAAAATGAAACGCTTGAAAGCGAAAAAAACGTTGTTATTATTTCAGCTTCAGCAACACAACAAGAAGAAAAATTTTTAAACGAAATTTACCCACAAATTAAAGTTTTCAATTCTATTTCACGAAAATTTGAAACGGCACCAAATTACAGAATTTTAAAATTAAAAAGAAAAGACACGGCACAAAATTACGTTTACAAGTCAACTATTTATATTGATAATGAAACGACGAATATTGATTTGCCTTTCGCTGAAAATAAACTTATTGATTTAGACAAATATTCGGCAATTCGCCAAATATTAAATAAATGCAAATCAATTGATTTAGTTTTTAATATTGATTCGGTCGATGTTGGCGAGAATAATTTTTTAATACCTTTGTATTTAAACATTCAAGTAAACGATATTTTTTTAAACGGTTACTTTTATTTAAACAAGATAGAAAATTTCAAAGGTGGCGCAACAAAGTTAGAGCTTTTAAGAGTATAAAAAAAAGGCGAAAACCTAAATTCTCGCCTTTCCCTTTTTACAAACCTAACATTTTAATATGAAGAACTACAAAGATAAACAAATAAATTCAAAAAATGGCAACTGAAAACAAAACTTTTCTTTTAAGCATTAAGCTTGATACGTCCGGACTTCCGGAAGCTTCAAAAAAAGCTTCGGCGGAACTTATCAACTTGAAAGAAAAACAAAAGGAATTGAAGAAAGCCGGCGCGGAAAATACCGTCGAATACGCCAAATTAAAAGAAGAAATAAGACTAACAAATAAAACTTTGAACGATTCCGCTTCGGCTATGTTAATAGCTGAAAAACAAAACGGAAACACGAATAAAAGTTTAAAAGATTTAACGCAAGTTCAAAAAGCGCTCGCCGTTCAATTCAATAATTTAACGGAAGAAGAAATTCAAAATAGTGAAGCCGGAAAAAAAATAGCCAAACAATACAAAGAAGTTAATGACGCTTTAAATAAAAATTCGCTCGCGGTCGGTGACGGTCGCCGTAATGTAGGGCAATATAAAAGGGCTATTTTAGAAGCAAATCAAGAAATTTCAAGCCTTAAAAAAGAAATTACTCAAATTGGGTTCGCATACGGAAAAACGACAAAGCAAGTCGAAGACTCAACTCAAGCGCTCGACGAATTAAGCGCCGAAGGTAAACAAGGGACGCAAGCTTTCGTCCAATTGGAAAACGAAATCGCCGAATTAAACGAGACATTAAAATTTCAAGAATCGGCTTTAAATGGTGCAAACGAAGAATTAAAACAACAAGAAGAACAACTCAAGGCAACGGAAAAAGAAGCTCAAAAAATCGGCTTTGTTTACGGTGAGAATGCAAATTCGGTAGGCGATCTTAGATCCGAATTAATAGAAATGCAAAACGTTATGTCTTCGACTGACGCAAATTCGGAAGAATATATTCAAGCTTCAATCCGTGCCGGTGAATTAAGGGATAAATTAAAAGAAGTAAAAGAAAATACAAACGCGCTCGCCGGCGGTTCCGGGTTTGAAAAAATGTCTAATTTAATGGGCGGTTTAACCGGCGATTTAGCGAACTTAGACTTTGAAGGCGTTTCAGAGAAAGCGAAAGCACTTCAAAACGTTTCCGCAAATATGACATTTAAAGAAGTGACCGGCGGTTTAAAATCAATGGGTTCGGCTCTTATTTCTTTAGGAAAAACAATTCTTGCAAATCCTTTATTTTTAATGGTTGCCGTAATTGGTGCCGTTGTTGGTGCGCTTGTTTATTTTTCGCAAGAAACGGAAGTTGCCGAAGCACAAAACGAAAAATTAAACGAATCTTTTGATCGTTCTTCAAAAGCTTTAGCAATAAGAAATCAAAGAATGATCGACAACGCGAAATTTCAAGTTGAACTCGCAAAAGCTCAAGGAAAAAGCCTTCAAGAAATTAACGACCTTGAAGAACAAGCAATCGAAAAGGAAAGAAAAGCAAATATTGAAAGCTCGAAAGCTTCTTTAAAATTAATTTTAGACAAAAAACAAGCCTATATTCAATCTATTGTCGAAGGTGACGAAGAATTGCAAAAAAAGATTTCCAAAGAAATTACAGACGAAAAATTTAAGTTAAGACAATTAAACGCGGACCGTTCAAAGTTTAATCAAGACAAGCTTTTACTTGAAGTAAACTTTCAAGCTAAACTAAAAGAAGAAGCCGACAAAGAAGCTACAAGAATAAAAGAAGCAAATAAAAAAGCTTCAGACGATTACAAAAAATCAAAAGAAGACGCTTTAAAACTTGCCGAAGAAATCGCAAAAAGAACGCGCGATCTTCAATTAAAAACTATTGAATTAACAAATTCAAATGAACGTTCTTTGATTGAATCTCAATCGGAATTTAAAGTCAAAATTGCAGAATTAACAATTCAAGAAGAACAAAAACGCGCTGAAGCTATTCTCCAAATAAAGAAAGAAGAATTTGCTTCAATTGAAGCGCTTGAAGTTCAAGAAAACGAAACCGCTTTAAAAAGAATAAAAGACAAAGCCGACGAAGAAAAGAAAGCTTCAAAAGGAACAAAGACACAAATTAAAATTCAAAATGACGAAATTGACAAGCAATATTTACTTGAAAAACAAGCGCTTGAATTAGAGTTTGAAAATGGAAAAATTGAAAGACAAAACGAATTAAAAGACATTGAAGCCGGGATCAACGAAGAAATTTTAAATAATTTTGCTAAAACGAACGCTGAAAAATTGACTTTACTTGAAGCGGAACTTTTGAAACAAACAAACGCTTTAACGGAAGCCGGGAAAACTGAAGAAGAAATTCAAAAAGCAAACGCACAAAAGGAAATCGAAATCGCAAGGCAAAAGAATAAAATAATTCAAGACGATAAAACAAAAACGGACGCTGAAAAGAAACTTTCCGAAGAACAATTAAACGCTGAAATTTTAGCAATAAACAAAAAAGCCGGAGAAGATGAAGTTGAACTTGAAAAGAAAAAAGCCGAAGACAAAAAAGCGATCAATGAAGCGCTTGTTTCGGCGGTTCAATCAATTACGAACACGGCTTTTCAAATTGCACAAAATCAAGTCGTCGAAGATCTAAACGCCGTTAAATTTGCCAACGAAGAAAAAGCAAACGCTTTGCAAGATCAACTTGATAAAGGTTTAATTTCACAAGAAAAATATAATCAATTAAAGAAAGAACTTGACGTAAAAGCGAAGAAAGAAGAAAGCGCTTTAAATAAAAAAGCTTTTGAACTTCAGAAAACACAAAGTTTAATTTCCGCCGGAATAAATACGGCGGTCGCAATTACAAAGTCTTTGCCGAATCTTATTCTCGCCGGGATCGTTGGCGGTCTTGGAGCTATTGAAATAGCTTCAATTTTAAGTCAACCGACGCCGGCTTTCGCTTCGGGTGGAAAGGTTGTTTCCGGAAAAAGAATTGATTCAAGCGACGGAAGAAGTATTTCAAGAAGTAACGGCGATAATTTGATTGCAACGATAAAAACCGGAGAAGTTATTTTAAATGAAAGTCAACAAAATTTACTCGGCGGATCTTCGACTTTTGCGAAAATTGGTGTTCCGGGATTCTCAGACGGTGGAATTGTTGGAAATAGTATTGAAAGTAAAATTTTGAACGATTTCGATTCGGCTTCATTAATTATAAACGCTTTTAAAAACTTGCCGTCTCCGGTTGTTTTAGTTCAAGACATAAACGAAGGACAAACGAATTTAACAACGGTTATTGATTCCGCAAATATTTAATTTATGAAAGCAAAAGAAGAAGAAAATTTAATTGATCTTTTAAACGATCTTTATTTGTCCGGTCGTTTAAAATTATTAATTGATTCCGGAGTTTTGGCGCCTTCAGTTTATAAAAAAAGAAATGTTTATAACACTTATTTAATTTTTTACAAAAAAAGCGGTTCAAAAATGCAAGCTATGAACGACATTTCTTTAAATTTTAAAATTTCTTTGAATTCCGTTCGTAAAATTCGAAAAATGTTTGAACAAGGTTTTAATTAATTGATTTTAAATGATTTGACAACTCGCCGTCAAATGTCCGCAACTCGCCGTCAATTGACGGTCCAAAAAATTACGCGTTTATTTTTTTTGATTTTATAAATTTTATTTTTCAAAAGTCAATTTTTTTATAATTTTTATATTTTTTAAGTTTATAAAAATAACAGATTGTAAATATTTAAAAATCAATTAATTATAAAAAGCGCGGTCAAATGACGGCGGACCGCTGACAATTGACGGCTTGAAGTAGAAACAGAAACAGAAACAGAAACAGAAACAGAAACAGAAACAGAAACAGAAAGAAAAAGGAAAAAATAAAATTTTTTCGATTGTTCCTTTTTAGGGACAACAACTTTATTTATTTTTTTGTTACTTTGTGGAAACGTTTTTATTAAAACACAAAATTTGGAAGGACATATTTATATAAACGGTCAAATTGGAAGCGACAACAATACAAAAGGCGTCGAAATTCAAGACATTGTTTTAAAAATGGAACAAATGAAAAACTTTGAAAGAGTTTTTGTTCACATTAACTCTTTAGGCGGATTTGTTCACGTTGGAAACGCGATTCATAACTATTTGAAAGCTTTTGACAACGTTTATACGATCGCCGAAGGTGTTTGTATGTCGATAGCGACAAAGATTCATTTAAGCGCTCCAATTGACAAAAGATTTGTTCAAGCCGGGACCGAATATTTAATTCACAACCCTTTGTTTGCAAATGTAACCGGAAACGCCGACGACTTTTTACAAATGGCGGAAGAATTAAAGCCTACACAAATAGAGCTTGAAAAAACGTACATTAATGAAACCGGGCTTTCAAAAGAAGCCGTTCAAAATTTAATGAAATCGGAAGCGCACTTAACAGACGAAGAAATTATTTCTTTAGGTTTTGCTTCTAAAATTTTACCAAAAGAAGAATTTAAGGCGGTCGCCTTATTCGAATATAAATCAAAAAATGAAAATTTTATGTCTGAATTTAAGAAAAAAACACTTTTAGCGGTGGCGTCTGTTTTAGGAATTAAGCCGGAAGAAATGGCTAATTTTGGAACTCAAGAAAGAGAAGCTCAAGCTTTAATCATTGAAACCGACAAGGGAACTATTGAAACTCCTTTTATGGATCTTATGGTTGGAGATCCGGTTTTAATCAATGGAGTAAAAGCGGATCCGGGAACGTATGTTTCAACGGCGGACGGAATGCAAATTGTCGTAAATGAAGAAGGCAATATTTCGGAAATTATACCGGCTACAATTGAAGATCCTTCTTTAATGACTGAAGAAGAAATTGATTCAATGAAAGCACAAATTGAAAGTTTGCAAGCTGAAAATTTAGCTTTGAAAACTGAAAAAGATTCTTTAAACGTTGAAATTGCTTCAATGAAAGAAGAACAAGTTCAAACGATCGCTTCAATTGAAGCTTTAAAAAATGTTGGTTCAACTTTCCGTCCGGCGGTTGCGGTTTTTAAACCAAAAGCAACGGCTTCAAGTGAAATTTCTATAAAAGAAAGAATCGCTCAAAAAAAAGCTGAAGCAAAAAAATAAATTGTATAACTCTAAAAAAATAAAGAAATGAGTATTTTCACAAGTGGCGACTTTACGCAATCAAAAGAAAACATCAAAGGAATTAACGAGGCTTTAAAAGAAGAAGCTTTCGCGAAACCTTCGTTAACTGAATTTCATTCAATCGTTGAAGGAATCATTGTTGACAAGCAAATGGTTATTCTTGGACGTTTGAACGGTCTTGTTGGTGCCGGTTCCGGTGGTTGCAATCCTACAAGCGCGACAAACACTTTCGGCGGAAACGAGAAAACTTGGTCTCCGAAAATGATTTCGGACCGTTTAACTCAATGCTATACAGATCTTGAAGATCGTTTCACGGCTTACGGTTTGAATGCCGGAATTAAAAAAGCGGATTTGACAAATACAGATTTTGCAATGTTTGTTGTTGAATTGATCGCGGACGCTTTAAACGAGTGTGTTTTGAGAAACGCTTGGTTTGGCGATGTTGACGCAGACAATGTTTCCGGCGGTGGTGTTATCACGAACGGAATCAACCTTGCGTATTTTAACAAAATCGACGGTTTGTGGAAACAAGCTTTTGAAATTGTTGCTTTGGATCCGGCAAGATTGACTTCGGGATTTGGTGGAAAAAATGCTCAAGCAACTTTTGTACTTCAAAAATTTGATTCAACGGACACTACAAACAAAGTAGCGACAAACACTTTGTATAATTTAACAACGGACGCGGACGAAAGATTGTCAGCAAAAGCGGACGCGGTTATTGTTGTTACGAAATCGGTTTTCGATCAATACAAAAGAGAATTAATTTTCTCGAATGTAGCTTTTACAACTGAAAGACTTGAAGGCGGTCTTGAATTGTTGAATATCGACGGAATGAAAGTTGTTTCTTTCTCTTTGTGGGATCGAATTATTAAAGCTTACCAAAACGACGGAACAAAGGCTTATTTACCTCACCGCGCTATTATGTTAAGTGTGGCGAATACGCAAGTTGGGACGGAAACGGTCGGCGAACTTTCAGAAGTTGGAGTAATTTTTGATCCGGTTAAAAAAGAAAATCACTTTGATTTTGCTTTCAAATTGGACGCGAAATTCGGTATTGATTACGAAATTCAAGTAGCATACTAAAAAAAATAGAAAGCGCGAATTTCGGTTCGCGCTTTTATTATAAATCAAATTAAAAAATAAAAAAAATGAAAAATTTATTAAATTTATTATTTACTCTTTTGACGGTTTCAATTGCTTCAGTTGTTGTTTCAACTTTAGGATTCGCGCCGATTACAAGTGTTTTAATTGCCGTTTCTTCTTTGGTTGTTTTTGAACTTGCTTCAAAAGTTATTCCAAATGGAGTTTCTTTTGTTAATGTTTGCGGTAAAATTTCAGCTAACATTTTAGCCGACTGCGACGATCCGTTACAAACCGGAACCGTAGATCGCGCGATTGTTATAAATTTAGACGATATTGAAAGTGTAGCTTTTAATACAAATAAAATGATCGTCGAAGATATAGTTTTAAAAGTTGGAAAAACCGCTTTTGTTATTGACGGAATTAATAATTCAATTATGCCGAAGGCGACAATGATTCAACAAACATTCGCGAAAGTTTACGATCACATTGTAAAAATGATTGGTTTCGACATTTCACCGGCTACAAAAGAAAATCTTGAATTTATGAAGTACGGACGCTTTGTTGTTATCGCTGAAAACGTTTTCAGAGGGACCGCCGGAAATTCAGCTTTTGAAGTTTACGGTTTAAATGTTGGTCTTGAAATTACAATTTTAGAAAAAGATCCTAACAACGTAGACACTCAAGGCGGATTCGATTTTACTTTTGCAACAAACAAAAACAAAGAACCGAAAATGCCTTTGACTTTCTTTGATACCGATTATACAACAACAAAAGCTTTAATTGACGGCTTGTTGTAAAATAAGAAAAAAACAAGAATTAAGAAATAAAAAAAGCCTATACTTTAAAATATAGGCTTTTTTTTTATATCTTTGTTTTATGGAATTGAACGAAGAATTAATTCAGCGCGTAAAAGCAAGCGAAAAAAATAAATCAATTTGGAGAAAAGATTATAATTCAAAAGAATTTGAAGAAGCTTCAAGGCTTAACGTTGCGCTTTTCGGTGAACGATTAGAAAAAAAACCGGGTTGCGAATGCGTGGAAATATTCTTTTTTAATTTAAACAGAAAATTAAATCAAACCAATTTAAAACAGATTATGAACAAAGAATTTAAAATTAAAGAAGGAAAAATTATTCAAAATCATTCTTTCGCAACGCCAATTTCGGCGAGTTCTTCCGACGAAGATTGTATTAAGTTATTGAAGATTAATAAATCTTATTCAAAATTTTTCTCGAAACTTCCTTTAAATTGGGAAGAAATAATCGAAGGAAAAGCGAAAGTTGATTCAAAACACGAAGTAATAATTGAAGCAAAAAAGAAAGCTTCAGTCGAAGAAGTTGTCGGAGAAGTGAAAGAATTTATTTCAGAATCAAACGAAGACGATTTTTTTAATGAAATGTCGGTCGCTGAATTAAAAGAATACGCGAAACAAAATTCAATCGAAATTGAATCAAAGAAAAAAGCCGACATAATTTCAGAAATTAAAACGGCTTTAGATATTGCAAACGCAAGCAACGAAGAATAAAATTTAAGAAATGAAAAGCACGGTTTCGGCGGTTATAAAAAGAAAGGATTTCAAAATCAATAAAACAGAACACGTTTTAAATTATGATTTTGATAATATTTATCCTCAAAGGTGCGAAGATATTATTTCAGATTCTCCGACCGGGAAAACTTGTCTTGATATTAAAACCGACTTTTTAATTGGTGAAGGATTTAATGACAAAATATTTTATAAAACCGTTGTAAACAATAAAGGCTTAACAAATGACGGTCTTTTGCGTTTGATCGCTTCAGACGTCGCAAAATTCAAATCTTGCGCGCTTCATTTTAATTTTAACGGTCTCGGTGAAATACGCGAAATAAATTTTATACCGTGGTCCAATATTCGCTTTGTAGATCCGAACGAAGAAGACGAAGCTTTCGCCGGAAAAATTGCGGTGTATTCAGATTGGGAAAGAATCAAAAAGAAAAATATATCAATTAAAGATATTGACTTTATTGAAGCTTATTCGGGAGACAAAGAAGCTGTTCTTGAAAGCGTTGATCGTTTGACGGTTTATGAAAAAGACGGCGAAACGGTTTCTGTTTCCGGTTGGGAAAAATACAAAGGACAAATTTTTATTTACACGCCGAATCCGGGAGAATATCCGCTCGCAACTTTTGATTCTGTTTTGGAAGAAATGCTTGTTGAGGGACGAATGAAGCGTTTTAAATTGTCTTCAGCTTCAAATAATTTCCTTGCGTCACATATTTTAGTTACCGGAGAAAAAGAATCGGAAACGGAAGAAGAAGAATTTGTCGAAGTTTTAAAAAACTTTTCCGGGGCGGACGAATCCGGGAAAATTCTTTGGTTGCAAAAAGAAGACGAAGCCGACACGATAGAACTACAAAAAGTAGATATACAAAACTACGACGGCGCTTTCAGATATACGGAAGAATCAAGCGAAAAACAGATTATGAAAATTTTTCGAGTTCCGCCGGTTTTCTTGCTTTCGATTTCGGGTTCTTTGGGTGCGAATAATCAATTAAAAGAAGCGTTCGCTTTTTATAATGCGATCACAAAGAACGAAAGATTAATAATTGAAGAAATTTTCGCGAAAGTTTTTGAAAATTGGCACGATCAAAAAGTGAATCCTTCAAATGATTATTCGATTATAATTTTAAGCGCTCCGGAAGTTTCGTCTAAAATTACGCAAGAATATTTTCCTTATTATACAAAAAACGAAATTCGTGTTGCAAACGGAGATTCTGAAGTTCAAGACATTCAAGCCGGACAAAAACTTCTTGTCGAAACCTTAGGCGTGGGCGGAACTCAAGCTTTGACTTCAATCCTTCAAGATATTGTTTTAACTTACGAGCAAAAATTCGGAGCTTTAAAAATATTATTTGGACTTTCTGAAGACGAAGTAAAAGCTTTACTTGGTGAGAAGCCGGAAGCAAATATAAACATTCGATAAAATGGAAAAATTAATTGATTTAAACGATATTGTTGAATTAAAACCGCTTTCAATGAATTTGAATCAAGCGAAAGCGCTTGATCCGTACATTTTAGAAGCTCAAGAATTCGAAATTCGCGCTATTTTAGGCGATCCGTTGTTTTTAAAAATAATAGAAGAATCGCCAAATTTTCCGGATCCGGAAATTGAAAAGCTTTTTAATGGTTGCGAATACACCTTCGAAGGAAATCAATATAAGCACGAAGGGATAAAAGCTTCATTAATTTATTTTACGTATGCGCGTTATTTAGCAAACGCAAATCAAACAAACACGGCTTTTGGTCTTGTTCAAAAAAAGAACGATTATTCCGAACACGTAAGCGAAAAACAATTATCAATAAAAATTCAGCAAGCCAAATCGGGCGCAATTGCTTATCAAAACCAATATGTTTTATTTTTAAATCGTTTTCCGGAGAATTACCCACTTTGGAATATAACTTGCAATCCTAAAAAGAAAAAAACTTCAATTCGCATTCGTCCAATTCAAAAGCTTTAAAAAATGGAATGTTCGAAAATAAAAAATAATATTTTAAAAAATTGCGATTTTCCTTTAATAACCGGGACCGGGAACCGCGCTTTTGTAATTAATAAAGAAGATATTGAAAGCGTTATTTTTAACGTACTAAACAAATCAATTGTCGAATTTATAGTTTTGAAGCCGGGAGCGATTGCGTATGTAATTGAAGGAATAAATAATTCAATTTCACCGAAAGCGACTTTAATTCAAAACACTTTTACGAAAAATTACGATCACTTAATTTCCTTTATCGGTTTTGATATTTCGCCGGAAACAAAAGACAACATTGAAAAATCAAAAGAAGGTTTATTTGTTGTAATTACTGAAAATGTTTTTCGTGGCGAAGACGGATCTTCAGCTTTCGAGATTTACGGTCTTTCTTCCGGGCTTGTTTATACTTTGCTTGAAAAAGATCCTAACAACGCGGACACTTCCGGCGGTTTTGCTTTTACGCTTGCTTCCGGGAAAAATAAAGAAAATTTTCTTCCGGCTTCGGTTTTTATTGTAAGCTATGAAGCGACGCTTTCTTTTATTGAATCTTTGTTAATTCCGTCTTTAGGCGGTTTTTCAAATGGTTTTTCAAATGGTTTTAATGTTTAAATAAAAAATATAAAAAATGAATGTTCAAGAATTAATCGACGAAATAATTTTAAGACTTCCGGACAACACGTCCGGAGCAATTACGCCGGAAATATTAAGAAATATTTTGACTGAATTTGCAAACCGAAGCGAAATCAAAACGGCAAACGTTTTGAATATTACTTCCGAAGCGGACGAAATTTTAATCGAAGCTTTTTCGCTTTTAACTTTGAGAAGTTTAAATCAATTAGTTGATATTATTTCAATAGACGCGAATAATTCTTTAAGAATTGACGGCGTAAATGGAGAAATAAAAATGAAAGCCGGCGCTTTACTTGAAGCGATTATCGGCGGACAAATAAATTTGACTTCCGGAGATTCAACGACAATTGAAGCCGGAGCGGATTTGATATTAAAAAGTACATTAAACAATACCTATATTGAAGCGACAAACGGAATAGTTGATTTAATGTCGGTTAATAATAATACAAAAATTATTATTAACGGAATAGACGGAAAAATTGATTTTAAAAGCACGGTCGGACATTATAACTTTAATAATATTCCTATTTACACAAATGACGCTTCGGCGGACGCGGACGCCGGACTTTTAAGCGGTTCTTTTTACAAATTAACCGGAAACCGAACAATTTTTCAAAAACCGTAATTTTTTAAACAATGATAAAACTTGAATCAAAAAACAATTATTTATTTGTTACTCTTGCAAGTGGGAACGTTTATTCCGGGCTTTCGACAAATTTCGAATTTCAGCAAGACGGCGCAAATTTTGACCTTGTTTTTAAAAACAATATAATTGTAAACGATACGCCTTTTTCGGGCTTCAGCGATGAAACAAACACGCCTTTTGCAAGTGTCGAAGCTTTTAAAGATTTTTATTCGGCTTCTTCCGGGACAATTTCTCCGGCTTTGACAAACGAAGAATTGCGCGCTTCAGCGGTTCCGGTTTCGGTTTCAAATCAAATCGACCTTTCGACCTTAGAAACGAACACAACCGGAAGCGCGAAGGAATCAAAGCAAGACCTCACAAATTCAAAGCTTGACACGTTAAACGGAAAAGATTTTTCAACTTCAGCAAAACAAGATTTGCTTTTAACTGAAGTGAAAGCGAAAACGACAACGACGGCAACGACGACACTTGCAACAACAACAACAAGTCAAAGCGCTATCGTTTCAAACGCAAACCGTCGAAAAGTTATTTTTGAAAATTCCGGGACACAAAGAATTTTCTTAAAATATGGTTCGGCTTCGTCTTCGGCAAGTTATACCGTTTCGTTAGGTGCAAACGAAAAGCACGTCGAAAGTAATTTCAACGGACAAGTTTTCGCGAATACCGGCGCCGGGACCGGAAATCTTCAAATAACAGAATTAACAATTTAATTTTTATAAAATGGCTTTTATACAAGTAACAAGCGGTGTCAATTATTTATCTTTTGATTTGGGCGTTTATGGTACGCCTTTAAATATGTTTGAAGTGTTACGACATAAACTTTCAGTTTCTCGCGTTGTAAGGCGTGAAAATTGGATTGAATATTGCGTCCCGGACACGCCGGAACCGTTTTTAATTCATTATACAACGAATTCTTTCAACGCAATGATTGTCGAATCAATAGACGGACAAACTATTACAAGTCTTCAAGACCTTTATAATAAAATGAAAGCCGTCTTAAATTCTTAGAAATGCGGAACATTGCAAAACATAAATTAAAAGCGAATGACATTCTTATTTGCACCGGCGAAGGCGAAATTTCAAAAGCAATTTTGAAAGCCACAAACGGCACTTTTTCACATACGGCGCAAATTATCGAATTAACTTTCGAAGGAAAGAACGAAATATTTGTTTTTGACGCGCAAAAAGGCGGTTGTATTCCGCGAACCTTTGAAAATTGGATCAAAACTTTTAATTATGAATTTCGAGTTTTCAGAAATCCAAATGAAAGAAACAATTTATCGCGTTGGTTTATGCAATTCGCCGGCATTGAATACGACTTTAAAGGCTTGTCGGTTGGTTTGATTAAATCGTTTTTAAAAAACACGTTTAAAACCAAAACGCAAATGAAAAAAGAGTTCCGGAATAATGGCTTGTTTTGGTGTTCTGAATTAACGATGAAGCCTTACGTCGAAGATCCGGAGCAATACGCACCGCAAGACGTTTTTGAATGGCTTATTAAAAATAATTGGAAAGAAATTTTTTAATTATGAGCATTGAAGAACAACAAGAAGTCAAAAAGGCTATGAGAACTGAAAATCTTATTCGGGACGCAATAAAAGGAAGTTTTTTTTCGCTTGCAATTTATATTCTTTGGAACGATCACACGGAACAAACAAAGCGAACACTTCAAAAAGTCGATGTTTTAGAAGCACAAATAAAAGATTGTAATTCAGAAAAACAAAGACGTTTCGAAGAATCAATTCTTCGAATCGAAAATTTTGTAATATCTAAAAATTAAAAATATGGCTAAAATTAAAGAAACTATTGAAAAAATAAAAGCGAAATCTTCAAAGAAAAATCGCCAAATCGGACAAATAAAAACAACTATTGGCGCGATATTGGGCGCGGTTGCT